GGTGATTGACCTGAACGAATAATACGCATGAGTGCTCGATGTCTAGCAAGTTTCGTTTTATCTTTTAAATCTACATACCCATGACGACTGAGATTTCCATTTGTGCTTATCATGAATATGACGGTCATTTAATATAAACAAGTATTTTTATATAGTTGGTATAAATTCCCATTTAAGATCTTTACAAATCTTTTTCCAAATTACATCTTGTTGATATAATTTTTCTTTAGATTTAAGTAATGGAAAATACTGTAGATAAGCATCTTCACCTAAAAGTTCACAAAATTTGTATAGTACATATGAGTAACTTAAAAAGTTTTTCCTTTCGGTTGGACAATTGTCATCGAATGGTCGCTGTATATCTTTGAACATGATTCTTAGACACTCTTCCAGTTCAGCTGGCATATTTGGTGGTTTAATACCGTTTAGTATATTTGTGATATACGGTACATGTTCATAATATTTATTCAATCTCAATTTTTTTAAAAGACCTCTAATTTTCGCATGTGTTATATCTTCTAAATTTTTGATTTTCATCTTCTTGAGTTCTGAACGAAGTTGTTCCATTACTTCAACTGGTATTGTAGTTGTTTCTTGTGCCTGAAATTGTGATAACCATTCATTAAAATGATTTTCTCGTTTATATGAATAATTCACAATTTTCTCAGATGTTTCTTGTTCTTCTCGATATGTAAGTTCTTCGTTTATATGAGCAGCTACAATTATACCACACCCATCACATATTAGGTCACTAGCAGTTTGATCAAGGATTATATTACTATATTCACATGTTTTACAACTTTCAATAACCCTTTCAATTGGTCTCGCTATATTTTTTTTCTCGACTTCAACTAAGTAATCTGTAAATATATCTTTTCTAGCAAGACCAACTGTTTCTATAACATTGAAAACATTATCGGTATGTGTTTTATCACTGGTCTCAGATAAATGTCGTTCAATGAATGGCATACATTTTATCATATAATCAGACATTTGAGATTCATATTTCCTTCTATTTGTAGGATCATCCTTTATAAGTTTGGACCATTCATCTATTCGATTATTATATCTACTTAAAAAATTACCTTCCATTCTTTATATAAACATGATCTTCAAACTTTTAAGTAGTCTTCATTACTATTATAAGAAATTCACGACACCTCCAGACTATTATGTCATATCAGAAGAAATGGAATATAAAATTAATTATGATATGAAATATTTAATAGAAGATGAATTTTGGGCACGAGAAAATAAAGACTGGGATGGTATATTAGAGTACTATTATTGTGATGTTACGAATGGTCATTTCAGACACACTTCTATACCCCAAAATGTTGAGAACATCATTTTACGAATCAAATATTATTTCAATGGTCGGGTATATACAGCTATTTCCAATGATATAAACTTCAAACCAGTTGCGGAGGAGAATAAATCAATGAAGTTTAATATCCCATTGAGTAGTGCGTGGATAGTTGATCATGATGATAAACCATTACAAAACATTACTGAAAGGGTGAAAAGATACAGTGGTCCAGGAAATGATTTTCATAAACAAAAGGTACCAATAGAAGATTTTTTATATTACGATCATGAGTGTTTAAAAGAAAGATTCCCGAAAATCATAATGATTAACGGTATTGGTATTAAAAAAACTATATCAACTGTTACTGGATTTACAACTGATCTTCAGATACCTTAGTTGCCAAGTAAAATTTAAGTTCACCTAAATTAGCTACATTGTATTTAAGAATTAAAAATCTATTTCCCGTTTCTTGTATAATTTGCACAGACGCACACATACTCGTCGCCTTTGTAAAGATATTCAAATATTTCAAACTATATAAACCTGTGATACTTGGACTTGTTTCTGGACACTCAATAGAGGTTTCTTGATTTGCGAAGTCTCCATTACATGATAGATGGAGGAGAGTACCTTCTCGTTTAATTTCAATTTCGGATCCAAGGTTTGACATGTCACGACAGAGTCTTTGGAAATCTGCAGAAGGTAACGTGGTAATTGTTGACATCATTACATTAGGTACTTCAATTCGATTTTCATTAATATCGAGAAGTTTCAGTTGAAATTTAGTACTCGTTTTTTTTGCATCACTCGTAATCTCGATATCCATATATTCTTTCGAATTAATTTCAAGTTTGATAACATCATTATTTGTGATAGTCTTTAAAAGTTTGAATGTATTTGAAATATTTATACCAGCTATAATCTCTTCCTGGTCACATTGATACTCTTCAAAGTTATCCGCGGCTAAGTGCATATCAATAAGGGATGTACGAGCTGTGTCCAATGTAACTATATACATACCCTGTGGTCTAAAATATATATTCACATCATTAAGTATATCCTTGAGGACTTCAAATGTGGACTTAAAGGCAGATGCTTGTATAGAAACAAGTTTCATGGCTATTAAAAGGACGGATTACATCTTTAAATCTGTATACGCTTCACCTTTTGATACATCACGACCAATCTTCTCTTCAAGTTCTTTGGTCATTGCCGGTTGAAGTGATTGACCATAATTATCCAAATAAAACATACTTGAATCTCTACCGCTTCCTTCTAAAGGGGTCATTGAACATATATCACCACCAAACCCAGCATGGTCGATATCCTTTTTAGGTAACAGTGAGTCAAGCCAATTTTTTATTTCGTTTCCAACTAGAATCTTACCGTTCTTAGTGAGCATCGTTGGTACTCGTTTAAGTTTCGTCTTATACTGATTAGGTATACCCTGTGTATTTACATTATGGTAATGTACTATCTGTTTTAATTGCGAATGATCATTAATATACTGGACAAGATCCATCGAGTGTTTACATCTTGGGCTGTATATCAGCAGCGACATCTACTATCTATAGGGTATTTTGTAAAAAAAAATTAACGCATTATAGTAAAGATGCATTTACTTAAAATTGCCATCGCGATTTTGGTTGTTCTGGTTATCCTTTGTATGGTGAAACGTGAAAATTTCACGGAAACGTTCGGCTTCTCAGGATACAAGAAGCCCGTAAATTATGTTAAACTAAATGATCCCAGACCAGACTTATCTGGATTTTCTCTAGTAGAAGGAAATGTTGATAACGATATGATGGAAAAATTCGTGATCGGAACGAATAAAGAATTGTATAAACGACTTAAATTTTCTACATACATCATTGAAACACAATCTATCAAAGTATACAAGAGTCCCCAGAGTAGTCTCTATGAGTGTACCTTCACTGTCGTTCGTAACGGTGGGTTCGCATTCGGATTTGTTGTCGTGGCAACATTCGAGGTTACAGGTAACAAAACTAAAATAATATCTCTTCGTTCGCAACCACTTGACGACCAATCGAATAGTGATATTAAGGTATACACAAAAGGGTCAGCAGGCAAAGAATTTGTGGATTATAAACTCGTTAAGGAAGGTGCGGTCCCAAATATCAGTGAGTTAGATTTGATAAAAAATAAGTTGAGTTAATTGTAATGATCAACATCAATGATATTATAGAAATTGATGAGAAAAAGAAAAGAATAAAGAAAGAGATTTACACTAAAATATATGATCAATTTTCGTCTAAAATTAAACAATGTGTAGAACTTGGTCATAAACAAGTTTTTTTAACTGTACCTGTGATATTAATAGGATACCCAGTGTTTGACAGAAATGCGGCTGCGCGCTACCTCACACGTCAATTTGAGCTTGGTGGATTTATTGTACAACTTGTTGCTGATTACGATATTTACGTTTCATGGAATATTTCCAAAAAGAAAAGGGAACGTGAAGTTGAAAATGAAGATATAGAATTCCCTAATCTAATGAACTTGAAGAAGATGGCTAACAAATACAGGGGGAATGGTGCGTAGTAAATATTAAATTTAAAAACCTACTTAATCATAAATGGATAATTTAAGCATTTTGACAGAAGCGAAGCGCGAATACATGGGGCAATTATGTCTCATAATGTGTCCACCTATGATTGACGTTTTTAACGATATATATGATGAGGCAAACAAACTTTCTAACGGACGGAAGGTTCTTGTAATGTTTCAAAAGCTTCTCAAGGAAGTCCCAAATTGGTCTAATGCCATGTCTAAACAACATGCGGACAGTATTGCTAATACATGCGCTTGGTTTAGCGATCTCTTAGCTGCTGTATTCGTCGCATGTACAAAGATTCTTTCGGCGGTTCGTCTCAAGGCGGATAACAAAAAGATTTCTTTAAAATTGCCAACTAATGAAGTTTTTATTCAGACTTGCTACAATAACATCGCGAAAGATCTCTATAGAGATCCATACATATTCCATGAAGATCAGAGTATTTATCACCGTGACGTAAAGCTGACAACTCGTTTCTGTACAGGTATTGAGAATTCTATAAAAGAATTGATCCCTATTCAACAGATCTTACAAACGTACATGTCACAAGATTCGAGGGATATAGATTTAGATGGTGACGTTGAAGATAGTGAAGACCCAGACATCTTCGAAGGGGGGGATGAACCCATACCTGAACCCATCCCCGAACTTGAACCCGAATCGATGATGTCACCAGAAGAACAACAGGAAGAGATACCTACAATGGAATCGAATGAGTTTAAAACTGTACCAGGGGTTCAGAGTCCCGACATGGGTGAGGAACCAATACCAGAGTCTGGATTAGAACAAGAACATCAGCAGGAGGATGATGTACTTTTTGGTGATGCACCAGACTACCGCACAAAAAAAGTTGGTTATAATTAAATGGAACTCTCCGAGTATTTACGTGACCCAGTTTACGCTGGCCTTATTGCTGGTATGATAACTGCTGGGTACATTCATGCTAAAGCATATTTAAACAATGAAGGTAAATTAGAAATTAATCAGTATACTAAACCAGCTGTACTTGTCGCAATTCTTGTGTATTTTATTGTAGTTAATGGTATTGGTCAAAAAGAGATTATTTCTGACGATCCTTTCTAACTTAAAGATTACACCATACTATTAAGAAAATGGCGTCCGTTACTGCGTTTAACGACATGATGGGTCAATTTCTTGTGGAATTGCACAAGACTTTTCCAGAGGAAAAAAGTATCAAGAAAATGTTGACATCGTTCGATCTTGTTAAAAGTACAAACCCCCGACTTCTCGTCGACAGTTTCATGAAGAGTGTATCCCCTTACGCTGAAACCATTTCTTCTAAAGATGAAATATTTATTCTCGTACACTCGAGTGATATTGAATTTCTCTCAGAACTCAATATTGCGAATCTTTGGAAGCGTATGGGTGAAGGTACAAAGGATGCGATTTGGCAGTACCTCCAGACACTCTACATCCTTGGTACAACTATTCAGTCTGTTCCCGAAGACACTCTCACCGCAATTGAGGCGATGGCTAAGGAATGTGCCGCAAAGATGCAATCTGGTGACGGTGGTGAAATTAATCAGGATGCTCTCATGAAAATGATGGGAAGTATGACCGGAATGCTTGGCAACCTCCCCAAAAAATAAACCTCATCTATATTAAATGAAAGTTTGGTTCGAAGATCCTAAACAACTCGTCAAAAATAAAAATTTTCTAGACTTCTGGCCGACAAGTAAACAGACACCAGAAGAGAGAATTAATGCGGCATCTCGATTTATCATTTATGCCTCTTGTATTTTGTTCTTGATTCGTCGAGATCCTCGCATGCTTGTTCTCGGTGCCACAATGCTATCGGTTATATACGTCATGTATAAAGCAAAACTTATTAAGGAACCATATGACCAGAAAGAAAAATATGAAGTTTGTCAAAAACCCACAAAAGAGAATCCACTTGGTAATGTGCTAATGACAGATTACACAGACGCACCCAATCGTCTTGAAGCCTGTTATTACGCAACTGCTCAACCAATGATCCAAAAGTATAGCAGCGATCAACTCACATTTGATATGGGTAGATCCAAGTCTTCACTCCCGGTACATAAAAAGAACGCATTCGAGCGCCAGTTTGTCAGTAATCCAGTGACCAACATTCCAGGCGATCAAACAGCTTTCGCAGAATGGTTATATGGACCAAAGAATGCTCCAATGTGTAAAAGTAATGGGCTTTACTGTAATCCAGATGCACGAGGGGTTCAACTCGAGGCTTTCGCAGGAATTGGAAGTGATGGAGATGTTAGGGGACTCCGAGGTGGGGGTCGAGTAAGGGGCGGTGGAGGAACGTATAGTTAGATTAATATTCTCATGTAATAATAAATGGCATATCAGCTTCAACCTGGTCTTTTCATTGTTGATAACAAAGGTGCTCTCCCTCCCGTCCGAGCTACTGATGAAGTTTTTGTTTACCCTCAGCCCAGTCACTTGAACAGTGGGTCGCGTCCCAATACAATGTTGTACGGTACAGCACCCTACATGGCTGGTAAAGGTGCACCAGCGGAATTCATTGAGACGAGTGACCAACTTCGACCACAATCAACTACCCGTTTCAATAAAACGATTGTTAAAACACATGAACGCAACCTGTTTCCCCTAAACAATATGGAATGTAAGGTTCCCCTCCGTACCATTAAATATGAACCTGCTAGTACCCGCGCCGATGTCCAAAATGGACTGTTTCAGAAAAGGTACGTTAATAAAAATGTCAGTAAGAAATAAGAATGGCTGATCCTATTTCACTGTTAGCTGTGGCAGGTCTTGTATATGCCGGAAGGACATTGTCTAAAACTGAAAAATATAAACCAGAAAATAAACCCATTGTGACGAATAATGATGGTATGGGTGCGATGGCACCTAGTTCAAAAGAAGTTGATGATGGTTCACGGTATACACGTCCAAGTAAAGTAGAAAATGAAAGTTTCGCTGATATAACTCGACAACAACGGAGTAGTGGACAGGAGGTTCTCAACATGCGCAACCGTATGTTTGATCATGGACGCATGAACAATCTTTCCCCAGTAGAGAAACAACTTGTTGGTCCAGGTTTGGGTGTGAACTCTAGTGTACCCGCCGCCGGTGGGTATCAACAAATGTTTAGGGTCAACCCAGTCAACGTCGGTGAATATAGACTTACCACTTTACCAGGCCGTTCTGGCCCCGCCGCCGACCAATCTGGTGGTCGATCAGCTAAGGTTGGTCAACTTGCTCACAATAAACCTGAGACAACCACTTTCCTCCCATCTCGATTGCCCACTATGGCTGGCCGAGCTCAGGGGATGACCGGTGTTGTACCTAGAAATGAACACGAACGAACCAAGAGAACTACTAATCGTTCAGAGACTGGTTTACGCAATGATGGTCTTGGATTTAATGGTGCGAAACGCTTGGTGTCAGGTCAAACATTGTCACAAGATCCCACACGATTCAAGGCGGATCGCAATGATGAACAATATCAATACAACAATCAACCCGCTC